CCTGATACAATACTAAATGACTGATTTTTTTGTACTGCCCAACCGCGCACTGATGTTTCTAACAATTTCCAAATACCACGATTTAAACTGCCTGCTTGTGGACTCATGTTTGTCATTAAAAAACTTTCAAACTCAACTTGTTGATCCCAACTTTGATCACCATCAGGAGCCATGTGGCCTTTGTCGTATCCAGTACCAGCATAATCAGCAGGAGTAGCACCACCAGCAACACTTTGATCAGCGGCAAATGCATTACTACGAGCAACACATCCTAAGGCATGATCAGGAGTTAACGTCCACATGACAAACTCAGGCAATTTTACTGGAGCATCATATCCTACTAAGTAGGCTTGACGGCAAATAGGTTGAACAGGGCGAGCACTTGCGGGTAATCCATAAGGAGCGTGTACTTGACACTGGGCCACTGGATTAGGTTGTCTTTGATTCCAAGCTAGTGCTGGAATAGTTGCGGTCACACCAGTGACAACAAGTAATGATAGTAAAAGTTTTTTCATAATTAATCTCCTTGATAACTATTTAGCCTATAGCATATAGGATAAATATATTTATGGGATTTGATGCCTCAACACTAGCCAAAACACCACATAAAAAGCAAGTTTATACAGCACAACAACTAGATGAATTTGCCAAGTGTGCCGACCCTGTTACAGGACCGCACTACTTTATGGACAATTTTTTCTACATACAGCATCCTGTTAAAGGCAAGATGAAGTATCATCCTTTTGACTATCAAAAGCGATTAATAGATACGTATCACGGATATAGATTCTCTATCGCTATGATGCCACGTCAAACTGGTAAATCAACTAGTGCGTCTGGATATTTGCTTTGGTACGCTATGTTTGTGCCTGATTCTACTATATTAATTGCCGCACACAAGTACGACGGATCGCAGGAAATTATGACTCGTGTGAGATATGCCTATGAGCTTTGTCCAGATCACATACGTGCCGGAGCCACAAACTATAATAAGGGATCTATAGATTTTGAAAATGGATCGCGAATTATGTCAACTACAACCACAGAAAATACTGGTCGTGGTATGAGTATATCTTTATTATATTGTGATGAGTTTGCCTTTGTAAGACCAAGTGTAGCTCAAGAATTCTGGACTTCCATAAGCCCTACACTAGCAACTGGTGGTAAAGCAATTATTACTTCTACTCCAAATAGCGACGAAGACCAATTTGCTTTACTGTGGAAAGGTGCTAATAAAATGGAAGATAGTCATGGTAATCCACAAGAAGTGGGTATCAATGGCTTTAGACCTTTCCGTAGCAAGTGGCAAGAACATCCAGATAGAGACGAAGCTTGGGCCGCATCAACAAGATCACAATTAGGTGAAGATCGCTTTCGTCGTGAGATGGACTGCCTTACGCTAAATAGTATGCTAACCTTGCGCGATTCCACTGGCAGAATATTCCAGCAAACAATAGGGGATTTGTACAATAGCCTTAACCCTGCAAGTTAAATATGCTATACTAAAAATTATGACTACGGCAAATTATATAACCTCAAAAATAGATAATATTATCTATTGTCAAACTAACGGGCAATTTACTAAACATTTACGCAAAAATAATTTAACTTATCAAGCATACTACGAGGAATATATCACGGGTATTAAAGAGGTGTGCGCTTGCGGCAAATCTAAAACATTCTATCAAAAAAATTGTTCGTATGCTACTACTTGCGGAGATCCGATATGCGTTGGTAAGCAAGTATCATCTACTAAAAAATCATGGACGGCTGCCAAAAAAAAACAAGATTCGCAAAATAAACAAAAAGCCGCCGCAAAACGTACAGATACCAACATCGCGATAACTGTAAGCAAAGCAAAAGCAACTTTCTTAAAAAACTACGGTGTAGAATGGGTAACACAATCAACTCAGTATAAAGATAAAAGCAAAAAAACTAAACTTAATAGATACGGTAATGAGTATTATGCTAATAATAAACAAACAAGTGCAACGTGGCAAGCAAAAACAGAGGATGAAATAGATATTATTGTTAATAAACGTCGAGCAACTTGTATGGATCGATTTGGTGTTGAAAATGCCTTCTTAAAGCCCGAAGTTAAAACTAATAGTGCAAAAGCAAATAGTTTTGGAAGGGAATTCGTTATGCCGACAGGGAAGATAGTTTGGGTTCGAGGGTATGAAGATATTACTATTATTAAACTATTGGAAACTTACACCGAAGAACAGTTGGTAATAGATGACCGTACGCAACAATATTCGTTGCCAGTATTTAAATATACTGACATGAGCAGAAATAATCTGTGCTATTATCCTGACATTTACATTCCACACGAAAATAAAATTATAGAAGTTAAAAGCCAATGGTGGTGGGACGGCAATGGCATTAACAAATACAAAAATAGACTTGCTAAAAATTTAAACAAACGCAAAGCAGTTCTAAACGCAGGATATAACTACGAAGTTTGGCTATTTAAAGATAAAAATAATTATGAGGTGCTAAAAGATGACAGCGATTTTGCACAATAATACAGAGGGTTTACAAGTATTAACTGATACCGGGTGGAGCAATTTTGATGGAGTATTAAACAAAGCAGTACGACAAGTAGCAGAGTTACGACTATCAAATACATCTATCAAGGCAACACTCGATCATGACATATTTACAGATACTTTGTCAAAGACATCGGTAAAGCATTTATTACCCGGAATGCGAATACATACATCTACCGGCATACAACGAGTAGTCAGTGTTAAACTTGCTGGCACAGAACAAGTCTACGATTTATTAAATGTTGAAAAAAATCGCCGCTTCTACGCTAACGACATACTGTGCTCAAATTGCGAATTTATTATAAACGATGAAACACTTATCGCACCAACAAAATTAATTGAATTAGAGGGAATTGAGCCGGTTTTCCGCACAAGCCAAGTACGTTGGTACAGTGAACCTCAACCAGGAAAAATGTACTGTATAGGCTTAGATCCCAGTTTAGGAACTGGCGGAGATTTTGCGGCCATACAGATTTTTGAAGCTAACTCAACTAAGCAAATAGGTGAGTGGAAACACAATCGTACACCTATTCCTGAACAAATTCGCATACTTTCTGACATAGTTAAGTACGTCTATAATATCACCAAAGATGAACAGTCAATTTACTATAGTATAGAAAATAACAACATAGGAGAAGCCGCTCTTATATCAATAGATCAATTTGGTGAGCAAAACATTAAGGGCTATTTCCTGTCAGATCCTACACGGGGAGCCGGCAGGTATCGTAAAGGATTTAACACAAGTCCTAAAAACAAACTTACAGCTTGTGCTAAGTTAAAAACACTGATTGAATCAAACAAAATGAAGTTATACAGCAAATCACTTGTTACTGAACTTAAAACTTTCGTGGCGCACGGACTTAGTTATGCTGCCAAATCTGGCAGTACAGATGACTTAGTTATGGCGCTTTTGCTAGTCACACGTATGATGATATTATTACAGGAATATCATCCAGAAATGGATTCGCACATGCGTGATCATGGCGAAACTATTGAAGCTCCATTACCATTCGTTAGTATAGCCTATTAACTAAATACATTACTATGAGTAATAATAACGTTAATCAACAATTACACGACCTTCTTGTCACACGTAATTTTGAACCCCAAACTTTAGATGAGTCAGGAAAACCAGCTAGTAGCCCTAATGAAGCAGATTTATTTTCGTTTGATTATACAGCAGACAGTGGAAAAGATTATGGTACTGTGGTAATAATGCTAGGCGATGATAATAATGTAACTGTTTATTCAGGTGATAATATTGGAAAAGCCATGGAAGGCGACGACAAAAAAGGTTGGTTTGACTTCCTCTATGAATTAAAACAGTTAAGTACAAAAAATTTAAAATCATTTAGTGTACAAGATTTAAACAAATTAAAGTACAGTATGAAAGGTCAAGCCGCTATCCGTGAAGGCTTATTTGAAGCATGGCAAGGTCATAAGAATATATCCTGGAATGCTGCTCCTACTGAAGCTAGACTAATGATACGTCACAAACGTGTGATAGGTGAAAATGAAGCAAGATATCGCCATATTGAAAGTTTATTTTTAGAAACTGCCGAGGGTGAACGTTATAAACTACCATTTACAAAATTATCTGGCGGACGTGCTATGTTAGAACACATACGTCAAGGTGGTAAACCTTATGATGTTCGCGGTCAACATATTGCCACAATCGTAAGCGAAATGAACTTATTAAGTCGCTTTAAAAAAGCTAGTCAGGGAAAAATATTTGAAGATGAAACTGCCAAATTAATAACCGAAGCTGGCATTTACTATGAAACACTACATAAAAATTTAAAATCTATTGGTACAAAAAACGGATATGCGTCTTATTTTGAAGCATGGGATCCGGCTGCTATCACAGATGAAGATGTAATTATTGAAGACTTGCGTCATATGTTTGTAGAAAAAAATATTGACAGTCGTATAGAGCAAGCATTGCCACTATTGGCAAAATTAAAACAACAGGAAACCGTTATGAAAGAAGCTGACATTTTTGAAAGTTGGGCAAATTTAATCACTGAAGGCACTTGGGCTTTGCCAGATACTCCAGAAAAACAAACAGCTTTAATAGATTTTCTCAGCAGAGAGCAGCCAGTTGGTCCCGATGCTACTGATGCTACTGAGCAGTTGTATGATATATTTGGCGATGATGAGTTGTTTAATCGTTTAGAAACATTATCCACAGAAGATGCTAACGCAGACGCTCGCAAAATAGTTTTAGATCGTTTAGAAGAATTAAAAGACAATCACGATATAGCACAAGTTATAGGCAAATTAAAAATAGAAAAAACTCCCAGCGCCGATCAAGACAGTGAACTTACTGAAGAAGATCTAAACGAATATATTGAAGACATGGCAGATTATCGCGCGGTAATGCGATTGGCCGCACAATATCAAAATAACGCCGCTACACTAGGTCGTTTGGCACAAGAAGCAGGACAAGATAGCCAAGAACAAAGAGCTTGGGAATATTTAAGAAGTCGAAAGTATCGCAATCCTGCTAAGAATCAAACAAATGATGCTAACTGGAATGAAATTGTACGTACTATAAGTCAAAATAGTTTAGAACAAGAAGGCGGACTATTAAATGCTGTTTATAGAAAAATGAAAGAACAAGGTTACGGCAAAACACCAGAGCAACAACAAATAATGAAAAATGTGCTCAGTGATGAAGCAACACAGGCTAAAATAGAAGCCGCTTGGAAAAACAAATTAGAAAAATCTGTTAATATGGGAGAAGATGCCATAAGTCAACTACGCAAAGATGCTGGGTTATCTGAAACTTCTAGTGACTTTGAATTAGAAGAAGGCTTGGGCAAATGGGCTCGCAATGCCGCAGTAGCAGGAGCATTGGGACTAGGCGCTATGTCTGGAGCTCATGCCGGCGGAGTAAGTATTACACCAGACGGGCAACCAGATCCCAGCGGATTTACTGCTCAGCAACAACAGACAATGAACCAACAAATATCACAGCAAAAAAAGCCATTTGGCGTAAACTTTAATCCTGAGTATTTGAAACAGGCTGCTTCAGGAGCTCGTGGAAGATTTATGATTAGTCAAAATGATGCTAAGATTGCGTTAGATTGGTTAGCACAACATCCAGAATATGAAATACCTTTACCAGTTAAAGAAGGCAATCCCACTGGTGCTGCCGCAGGAGCTCTAGGGGCGGCTATGACAAAAAATAACATTATGTCAGGCGCATTAAAAGGCTGGAACAGCGATTTTAAAATGGAATCTACGTTGTCAGAAAGTGCTAGGAGTGAAATAGATATTATGTTACAGGAAATTGCTCGTGGAAATATTGATATATTTGACATTTATTATAGTCCAAAATCCAACGCAGAAAAATTTGTAGCCAATCAAATTGAAGAAAAAATTCCTGCGATAGCTAGAGAAAACGGACTTGATCCAAAAACCGATATCAAAGATATACTACAGCGTATCCAACGTGAACTAGAAGTAGAGTATGGGGTTGATGATAATACTAATATTGAAATGGACGAAGATGACTTTGGCAAAACAGTAGGCACAATGGCTGGCATGGCACTTGCGCCTGAAGTACCAGGAAGTGGAATGATTGGTGGCATGATTGGTGATCGACTAACTAGTGAAACAGTTGGTAGGGGCAACTTCTTAGAAGAAAACACTGCGCTACAAGGACAGTATGGTCATTCAGGTAAAATGGAACCTGTAGTAGCCAAAGACGAAGACATGTTAATGAGAATTAGAGCATTAGCAGGTATAAGAGAAAGTGAAACAGAAGTTAGTACTGACAATATTGAATTAACTAGAATGAAAGAATTATCGAGTATTTTTATTAGATAAGTATAAATATTAAAAAGAATTTAGGCAACTTAACCATAATTGTAGTAAACACAGACCTAGATGTGTATAATAACTAGGCAAGCAACTTTAATCTAAAGAATTTAGATAGGCATCACATTTTATACAACTTAGAAAGGCAACTTAAAATGGCATCATTAGCAGAAATCCGCGCTCGCTTACAAGCGGCAGACAACAAACAAGGTAGTACACAATCTCAAGGTGACAATTCAATTTATCCACACTGGAGTATTGAAGAAGGTCAATCAGCAACACTTCGTTTTTTACCAGATGGTAATACAAAAAATACTTTCTTTTGGCAAGAACGAGCAATGATTCGTTTACCATTCAATGGTATAAAAGGCGAATTAGAAAGCAAACAAACAACAGTACGTGTACCTTGCGTAGAAATGTGGGGAGATACTTGCCCAATTTTAACAGAAGTACGTACTTGGTTCAAGGACAAATCATTAGAAGAAATGGGTCGTAAATATTGGAAAAAACGTGATTATATTTTCCAAGGATTTGTACGTGAAAATCCCTTAGCCGATGACAAAGCTCCTGAAAATCCAATTAGACGTTTTATCATTGGTCCTCAAATCTTTACTACCATTAAGGCAGCATTGATGGATCCAGAATTGGAAGAATTACCAACAGACTTGTTACGTGGATTAGACTTCCGTATCAGTAAAGGTTCTAAAGGTGGCTTTGCTGATTACTCAAGCAGTAAGTGGGCACGTAAAGAGTCAGCATTAACTGAAGCTGAACAAGCGGCAATTGAAAAATATGGCTTATATGATTTAAGCACGTTCCTTCCAAAACGTCCTAATGAAGTCGAATTGAAAGTTATCAAAGAAATGTTTGAAGCTTCAGTTGACGGACAAAGTTTTGACACAGAGCGTTGGGGTGCTTATTATCGTCCAGCAGGTGTTTCTGCTCCAGCAGGATCGGCTACTACAGCCGCAACACCAGATGTTGATGAAGATATTCCGGCTCCAACAGTTAAAGCCGCACCAGCACCGAGCAGTGACTTTGATGATGAAGATGACGCACCAGTAGCTTCTGCTCCTGTGTCAACTAAGCCTTCGACACAAAGCTCAGCCGATCTTTTGGCAATGATTAGAGCTCGTCAAAAGCAGTAACACAGTCAAATTAACACAGGGTTCGCCCTGTGTTAATACTTCTATTATTCAAAGGATTTAAATATGGTTAAGCCATTCGATGTGTCAAAATTTAGGAAAGATATCACTAAGTCAATCGACGGACTTAGTATAGGATTTAATGATCCAACTGATTGGATCAGTACTGGTAATTATGCTTTGAACTATCTTATTTCAGGAGACTTCAATAAAGGTATTCCGTTAGGTAAGGTTACAGTATTTGCCGGTGAGTCAGGCGCAGGTAAAAGTTATATCTGCTCAGGCAACATTATTAAAAATGCCCAAGCACAGGGAATTTTTGTTGTACTGATTGATAGTGAAAATGCCTTAGATGAAAATTGGTTACAGGCATTGGGAGTAGATACCAATGAAAGTAAATTACTTAAACTAAGTATGGCAATGATTGATGATGTAGCAAAAACTATATCAACATTTATGTCTGAATATAAAACATTACCTGATGGCGAACGTCCAAAGGTATTATTTGTTATTGACAGTTTAGGTATGTTACTTACGCCAACTGACATGAATCAGTTTGAAGCAGGTGATTTAAAAGGTGACATGGGACGTAAACCTAAAGCACTTACAGCACTAGTTCGTAATTGTGTCAATATGTTTGGTAGTTACAATGTTGGCTTAGTCTGTACCAATCATACATACGCTAGTCAAGATATGTTTGATCCCGATGACAAGATTTCAGGCGGGCAAGGATTTATCTACGCATCAAGTATTGTGGTTGCTATGAAAAAACTTAAACTCAAAGAAGATGAAGATGGTAACAAAATTTCCGATGTGATGGGTATTCGTTCGGCTTGTAAAGTTATGAAAACACGCTATGCCAAACCATTCGAAGGTGTACAAGTTAAAATTCCTTACGAAACAGGAATGAATCCTTATAGCGGATTAACAGACTTGGCAGAGAAAAAAGGCTTACTGAAAAAAGATGGCAACAGATTAATGTTTGTAACATCAGATGGAGAAATTATTAAACAATTCCGTAAAGGTTGGGAAAGTAACGAAGAAGGTTGCTTGGACAAAGTAATGGAAGATTTTAGTAATCAAAAAGAAACGGTAAGTACTGAAGACACACAACCGGAGGAATAAAAATGTCAGTAGAATTAGCTCGTGAAATTTGGGATGAAATTAAACGTTATGTCAATACCGTTGATCGTAGTGATGCTGCCGAAACATTGGTCAGCGTATTAGTCGATAATGATATTGACGCAGATGAAATTAAATCAACTTTCAAATCAGATTCAGAAATTAAAAAGGCTTTGGCTAGTTATCTTAAGGATCATGTCGAAGACGAAGATGATGAGGAAGAAGATGACGACGATGAATACGAAAGATATTAATGTGGTATAGTCGAATCACTGCTGACTTAGGTGTGATACCGGATTTTATTGCACACTATGAGCAGGAACTTGACGATGCTAAACGAGATTGTCGGGTAGGCGGATTAATAGAAAAAAATATTACCGCCTTACCGGGAATCACTGAACACAGATTTAATCAGCTTCAAGAAATTGAAGCTGTTTTAAATTATCTCAATATTCAATTACGTAAAATACGACGTAAACATTTTCAAAAATATTTAGAAGGATACGCCCGAGCTCTTACCAGTAGAGATGCCGAAAAGTATGTTGACGGCGAAGATGAAGTCATTGACTTTGAAACAATTATCAACGAAGTGGCTTTGCTTAGAAATAAATTTTTAGGTGTTATGAAAGCCATGGAGTCGAAAAATTTCATGTTAGGACATTTGGTAAGATTAAAATCAGCAGGAATGGAAGACTACAATGTTTAGAAACGACACAGAAGCGCATGAACACAGTTTATTAACACTGAATCAACTTTATGAGTACGACGATTTTATGATGTCGATAAAAACTCTAGCAGATTTAGGCTGCGGAACTGGAAGAGACATTGAATGGTGGGCAACACGTACTACTCGTGATGATTATAAAAAGCCATTAAACATC